GGTGGATACATGCTGTTCTTGACGTGCCTGTGCTTGCTGTGCATGACGCTTTTTATGCTGGATAAGTGGAGAGGGCCGTGGTAGAGATCGTGAACGTGGACAAGAGCAGGCGCATGTTTGGCCCACATTTGTATGAATTGCGCTTGAATGGGCGCGTGGTGGGAACCTTCACCCACACCAGGGAAGAAGGTTTGACCACGTGTTTGCAGTTAGCGGCAAAAGTAGCGGAGAATGAAAAATGGGGTGGGTTACGGGCGCTGATGGAGGTTGGTCATGATCAATCTTGAGTTGTTGTTTGACGTGGTCAAGGTCGTGTTCATCGGCGCAGGCATCTTCCTGGTGTCTTGCGCGGTGCTCGTTATTGGCTCTTTGTGGAAGGAGTTGAGGAATGGCTAAAGTGGAATTCTTTCTGGTTGTGAGCGGCTGGATACTTGTCATCGCCGCGCTGTCTGTGAATGTTGGGAGGCTTGTCCGTGGGTGAGATTCCTGATTTCCTGCGTAGTGGGTTGTCCACAGTCTCATGCGTGATCGGGGTGTTGATTGTTTACGAGGCAGTTGTGTGGTTTGTTCGGAGGGTTCTTCGATGACTGATGTTGTCGTAATGGTTCTCGTTGGCTTTCGGGTTGATGCTGTTTGGTGCCCTGATACCCCATACTTGTGTTTCTGTACAACTTTGAGAAGTGGTGGAATGAATGATTGACCAAGAGAAATTGGCCGGAATCAAGGTCTTGCTCAAGGGCAACGAACCGATCAAGGATCCCCTTGCCAATCTGGCACCAAAAGATCTGCGGAAACTTCGCGCGGAGATCGACAAACGCTTGCCGGGGTCGAAAGTCTCGGACCTTAACCTTGAAGAAGAGTTGGTTGAGCAATACAAAGTCATCAAGCAATTGATGGACGACGTGACGGACGACTTCGATGTCGCGCCGAACCAGAAAGCGCAGGTGGCGAATTCGGTCGTTCAGACGTTGGGACAGCTTGTGAGGTTGCAGGAGGATTTGCGGCGTAATGAAACGTTCAAGGTCATGGAGGGGGTGTTGGTCGAGGCCATAAAGACGCTGCCGACAGCGACAAAGGACCAATTCTTTGCTGAGTATGCGAGGGTGGCCAAGAAAGCGGGGTTGTCCTAGGTTATAATTCCAACATACACACTATGTTGGAACGAAGATGGGTTTGACTAAAGAAGGTGGCGAACGTAGGTGGCAGCGAAACTTTCCCGCTTGGGTTGAGAAGTGTTCGGTCAGGCACGGGGGAATCTACTCGTACCCGTCAAATGAACGAACTCTCGATGGCAACGGAAGGTGGAAGGTCGAGATCGTATGCCCGGACCACGGTAGTTTCTGGATGAGTCCGGAGAAGCATGCGTTTGGGCAAGGCTGTCCCAAGTGCAGTGGGCGTGGAACAGACAAGGTGGCTGAGTTAAAGGACATGTTTCCAAACTTCCCGTGGCCAGACGACCTTGAAATTCCTACAACCAAGACTCCGTTGCGCCTGGATTGCCCTACCCATGGTGCATTTGTGACCACGTTCAATAGGCTACAGACGATCCACAAGAAGGTGGCGTCGCCTTGCCCGAAGTGCAACAAGGCGGCTGGCGGGTTGATGAGGAGAAAGTCGGTGGCCAAGTGGGTGTCGCAGATCGGCGAACGCTACGACGGGAGGTTATCGGTTGACCCTGCAACGATCCTGACCGCATCACACAAGGCGAGGTTTGTGTGCGTTGAGCATGGGGAATTTTGGTCTGTGCTCTGTGATGTTTTGAGCGGGCACGGATGCTTTGAGTGTGGGCGGTTGCGGAGAAATGCGGAAGCGTCGTTGAATCCTGAAGATTTTCTGGCGAAGGCGCGAGAGGTTCATGGCGATACTTACGACTATGACCTGAGCACGCTTGTTTCGAGTAAGAGACAGGTGTTGATCACGTGCAAGACTCACGGTGAGTTCGCACAGATCGCTGCCAACCATATGAACGGAGCGGGTTGCCCAGCTTGTAGCCGTTCGGTTTCGTCGGGGGAATTAGAGATTGCTGAGTGGCTTGAAGGTTTGGGTATTGAGGTTGTGAAGCGTGACCGAAAGCGGCTTGGCGGGAAAGAGATCGACATTTACTTGCCAAAGTTCAACATCGGTATCGAGTATTGCGGCCTGTATTGGCACAGCGAGGAGCAGCGTGGGGTCACGTACCATAAGGATAAACTGGACCTTGCCAAGTCGGCGGGGATAAAGCTGGTCACAGTCTTTGAGGATGAGTGGTTGGATAGCCCAGAGAAGGTCAAGGCCCGTATCCAGGTTCTGTTGGGTGACTGCCCAACTCTCATGGCGCGCAAGACGGATTGCAGAAAGATTACATGGTCGCAGGCGTACCTGTTCTTGACTGAGCACCACATGCAAGGGCCTGGGGCACCTTCACCAGCGTGTTATGGACTTTTCCATGGAAGAGACCTGGTGATGGTGGCAACTTTCAGTCTCGGTCGTTTCAGCAGTGGTCATGGTTGGGAGATGACAAGGGTTTCGGGTTCGGGATCGCTGCGTGTTGTTGGCGGATTGGGCAAGTTGCTGGACAAGTTTCAACGAGAGTTCCAACCGGGGAACATCATCACCTATGCGGACCTGCGTTGGGGAGACGGGGAATCCTACGGCAAGGTGGGTTTTGAGTATGAAGGTTGCACGAAGCCGGGGTATTTCTGGTGCAAGCAATCTGGCCGGTTCTCAAGATATGACATGCAGAAGCATAAGCTGAAAGATGTTCTGGAACGGTTTGACGAGGAACTTAGCGAGGCTGACAACTGCCGCATGAACGGGTACTGGCGGATATTTGACTGTGGGCACAGTCGGTGGGTGTGGAAGAGAAAAACATGAGCGTACTGGACAAGAGCATTTTCGCAGCACACATGCAACGCTTGCAGGTTGGGGCGTCGCAGGCTACGGCATTGGACGAAATCAGTCGATGGATTTCGGATAACACATACATCGGCGGGAAGCCGTATAGCTACAAGAATCACGAGTATCAGCAGAGAATTCTCGATAGCACAGCGCGGGAGATTGTGATTCGCAAGTGCAGTCAGGTGGGGATCTCGGAGATGTCCATTCGCCGGGCCTTGGCCATGTGCGGGATGATCAAGGATTTCGTGACCATTTATACGCTGCCAACGGCCACGTTCGCTGCTGTGTTGTGCAAGACTCGGGTGAATCCAGTCATCAACGAATCACCGTACCTGAAGGAAGCCTCGTCGGGTTCAGACTCGGTGGAGGTCAAGCAGTTCGGGAACTCGTTTCTTTACTTGAAGGGTGCGGCATCAAGCAATGCTCCTATTTCTATTCCAGCGGACTGCCTCATTCATGATGAGTTGGACTTCAGCGACTCGGAAGTGATTAGCCAGTATCAGTCGCGTCTGACGCACTCGCAATACAAGTTCAAATTGAAGTTGAGTACGCCGACAATTCCAGGAAAGGGTATTGACCAGGAGTTCATGCGCTCTCGCAGGCACTTCAATTTCGTGAAGTGTGATCATTGCGGCCACCTGTTCATTCCCGATTTCTTTGCCCACATGCGGATTCCAGGTTACAAGGGTGAGCTTCTGGACATCACCAGGGTCAATCTCCATACGGTGAACTATCAGGATGCTTTTGTGGAGTGTCCGAGTTGCGGGAAGAAACCAAACCTGGCCCCTGAGCATCGGCAGTGGGTGTGTGAGAATCCAGGGGATCGCTTCGAGGCGGATGGGTTCCAAGTGTCGCCATTCGACGCCCCATTCATTGTGAAGCCGTCCGACTTGCTTCGCTCGATGGTGGCTTACACCAACATCGGCGACTTCGTTAACTTTGCTCTGGGCCTGCCGTTCTTCTCACAGGAGACGGTGTTGTCACCAGACGAGGTCAGGGGCACAATAGTCAATGAGCGCATGGAAGGCAGCCTTGCCTATGTCATGGGCGTTGACCTTGGCAAGATCTGTCATATCGTCGTAGCCGCCTGCGCCTATGATGGAGCCATGCAAGTGGTGCATGTCGAGGATGTCAATCTGCTGCAGTTGAAGGATCGTTATCGTGAGTTGAGGGTGCTTTACCGCGTCCGTGTGGCGGTGATAGACAGCCTGCCCTACACAGACACGGTGCTCGCCTTGCAGGCGATGGACTCGAACTTGTGGGCCTGTGTATATCGTGGCGATACAGCCTCAGCAGAGATGTTCGAGGTAAATCAGCGAGAGAGGAATCCGGAGAAAGGTGTTCAGCACAGGAAGCAAATCAACGTCCAGAAGAACACTACGTTTGACAACCTGATGGCTTTCTTCCGCAGCGGGCAATTCTCCAAGGTGTCGTGCAACAGGGACGACATGTTTGTGAAGAACTGTACGTCCATGCGCCGCATGAAGGAGTGGAACCTACGTTTGCACTCGATGGAGTTCAAGTGGGTGAAGAGTGATGACGGTGACGACCACTTGTGGTTTGCGACAAGCTATGCGTTTCTGGCCAAGTTCCTGTTGCAGACATCGACTGGGGCAACGGGCGGGCACTTGCAATTGGTGTCGTCATTCACGGTTGGGAAACCAAGACAGTTTATCTGACAGTGTGCAGTATGCATAAATAATTTCACACTGGATAACTGCACAGTGATAACATACAGGGAATTGAGAGGTTTCCCGTATGTTTGAACGCCTTCGTTCCTTCTTCAGTTTCGACGCGGCAACGCAATTGACGCCTGTTGCGCCTCCCAAGGTGAAGCCGGGGTCGCAGACTTACCCGTCGTACCTGAAAACCACCAAGCCGTCTGATGCCGTTCTTCCCCAGAACGACCGCAGGCTGGCGAGTACGGACACCACGACGCTGCGCAATGGCACGGACACGAACACGATCATTCGTGACTTCGTGGCAGCGAGTCCCGACCTGTCCGCAGCCGTATGGTCCTATGTTCGCTTGGGCCTGCCACAGACATTCACGGCTGTGGCCAAGAACCCGGACAACACATTCAACCGGGAAGCCACCCTGCTCCTGCAGCAACTGATTACGCGCTTCAATCTGTTGCCCGATTATGCGGCTGACGGTTTTACCGGACCCCAATCCATTCGTGCCACCAGCGAGTCCTTGGCCAAGGAACTCATGCTGTATGGATCTTGCAGTGGTGAGGTTGTCTTGGGCAAGGACAGGCTTCCGCGCAAGGTCCAGCCCATCAGCACGACCCAAATCAAGTTTGTTGCCGATGCCGACAAGACGCTGATCCCTTGGCAATACATTGGCAGTGAGAAGATTTCGCTGGACTATCCTACGTTCATTTACGTGAGCCTGGACCAAAGTCTTCTCGAAGCGTATAGCTCAAGCCCGATGGAGAGCGCGATCAAGCCGGTGATCTACAGCGAGCAATTCGCCAACGACATCACACGAATTGTCGCCAAGGTCATTCATCCGCGCCAAAAGGTTGTCCTTGACGAAGAGATGCTTCGGAAGAACCTGAGTCAAGAGGCTCAGATGGACCCGGAGAAGGCGAACCAGGAACTGAACGCAATCATTACCGAGGTCGAGGGCAAGATCAACTCGCTGCGCCCGGAAGACGCCTTGGTATATCTGTCGTCTGTCGGCTTCGAGGTTGAGAATGCCAGCAACGCAGGCTTGTCGGCAGAGTATGGAGTTCTGCAGAACATGGCGAATGCTCGGCTGAGTACGGGCAGCAAGACGAACGGCACTGTGCTCGGGTTTGCGAGTGGTAGCAGCAACATCGCATCGAGTGAAATCATGCTATTCATGCGCTCTTGCACAGGCGCAATCAAAGGTCCAATCGAGGAGTTTTGGAGTCGAACCTTCACGTTGTCGGCGCGGCTGTTTGGCTTTGACGTGGTTGTCGAGTTCCGCTTCGACCCAATTGACCTTCGTCCAGACAACGAACTACTGGCCTTCAAGCAGACCAAGCAGATGATGGTGCTTGAACAGTTGTCGCTCGGCATGATCAGCGATGATGAAGCATGCCTGCAATTGACAGGACAGCTTGCGCCTCCGGGATTGAAGTTGTCCGGGACCATGTTCAAGCAGGGTTCGGGTATGGGGGCTGATACAGCAGCACCGTCGAACAACGGTAGCACCCTGAATCAGAAGCTGAAGCCGACGACGCCGACGACAGGGCGGGGGCAGAACAAGAAAGCTAGGAAGTTGACTTTGGTTGAAGCTGGTTTGTAATAGCCTTTCGCTATTCACTCACTACTTACCATAGTTTCCATGTATAATGGCGCATGTGAAACTCTCTCGATGGACGAGATCATCGCCATGATGGGAATGGCAGCCTAGGAGCAGCATGGACCAGGCACTGATAAATTGGATGATGGGTGGCTTCGGGGCCGCCATTGCGTTTATTCTTCGAGTTGTCTGGGAAGGCTTGCGAGAACTCCAGAAGGCCGACCTTGAACTCGCCTCGAGAGTGAACGAAGTTCAGTTGGTAGTCGCTGGTCAGTACGTGAAACGGGAGGACATGGAGCGCATCCAAACCGCCCTGTTCGCGAAGCTGGACCGCATCGAGAACAAGTTGGACCTGAAGATGGACCGGCCGTAGGAGATGAGCGAATGGCTAGACCGCTACCAGATCACGAGGAAGATCATTCTGGCCGTTTCGATGTGGATGCTGTGGGACGCCTCGCGATGGAGTCAGGTATATGCCAGTGGAAGCAGCCTGAGCGGGACGGAGATTGCAAGTATTCTTGCAATGGGGCAGGCACCTGCCACCTTATTCGCCGCCTGGGCATTCAAAGTGTACGTGGAAAGTAAAGCATGAGCACCGTCTCGTCATTGGCCAACTTCTTTGCTGAAAAGACAATCGCGGGCTTGGGCGATTGGAAGGTGCAGTTGGACCCACGGGGCTTGATGGACCTTGATCCGCATGTGAGAAACATCGACCTTGAGCCTCACAAGTTCGAGGGATACGACGAAGTCAGGAACATTCTTTTTTTGGTAGCGAAGTTTTAAGGGCGTAAATGAGCACCTTCTCCGTCATCCGAAAATCCGACAGTGCCGAGGTCTACCGTTACAGCAACGACGTGCCGGTGGAGTGGGATGGCATGCCGTTCTCCGACTTCGACCATGTTCTGCTGCCTCCTGAAGATGTCGTACCAGTAGTCACCCCCGTTGGTCCGCGTCGGCTGACAAAACTGCAGTTCATCGACAGGCTCGGTGACGCCGCGTACATGGCGATTCTTGGGATGTCCAAGGACAGCCTGCTTGTCGAGGCGTTCATCAAACGCTTCGAGATGACGACACCTGATCCTGACGGTACGAGCATGGACCTGGACGACCCGCGCGCTGTTGCGGGGGTAACGGCTATCGGGGCTGCACTCGTGGCGCAAGGCGTTGTCCCCGAGGATTGGGCGGAAGGGGTGTTGAATGGCTAACTGGTACTGCGACCACGGCTGTACGCTGTACCCCACAGCGTATATGTCGGTCCCGACCAACTCGGGATCGTTCCCCCAGGAAGGCGACGGCAAGGCGTCGGGCACAGGCACGACTCCTGCGGTGTCGGTGGCGACGATGGACTTCACCAGCGCCACAGCCGCTGCCGGGGCTACGCTTGCGGTGCATGGAGCGACTCTGACATGCGTTGCTAGCGGTGCGACGACAAACCAGTTCAATGCTGGCAGCGGTTCAACTCTCGCAGCGAATCTGGTTTCTGCCATCAATGCGGCAACACAGGCACCGACTGTCACCACTGGCGGCATTTCTTCCCCATACCTCAAGGCGCTGGTGTGGGCTAGCGCATCTGGCGCGGTGCTCACCGTCTATTCGCGCATCGCCAGCACGGACCTGAATCAGTCGGTGAACGCGTCCTGCACGCTGGTCTGTGGGGCGACCGGCAACTGGACTTCGCCACCTGCGACGACGAACTTCTCGGGTGGCGTTTCTGGACCATGGAGCCTGGCATTCAACAAGACTGCGCTTACGGCAGGCATCAACGCCTCGATCAGCGCCATTGGCACCTACGGGGCCTGGGTTGCTACGATGATGGGCAATCCAGCGGCCGGCGACCTACTGCACATGAGGACAGGACGTTCAAGTGCAGACATCACCATCACGATCACCGCAACCACGACGATCACGATGCGCACCATAGGGTCGGCGACGAGCTACCTGGAAATTCGCTTCGACAACGGCACCATCTGGAACGACGGGAACAGCAACGGTCGGTTCATCATCGACGTAAATACCACCAGCGTGAACTTCACGCTTACCCCAAACGGTTATTTGTACTGGCACGGACAGATGGTGTCAGGGACGCTGGTGACCAACGGTGGGCAATGCAACGTGGCCTTTTTGTGGAGCGCCTCGAACACATCTGGAAACATAGGACTTATTGCGGTAGGTGCAAATTACGGAACTCGACATACGGTGTTCGAGGGAACCGAGATTTCTGACTCTGGTGTGGGTGTATATAACGGGACCGTATGGAAGCTAGGTGGTGCATCGGGGACCAATAACCCATACACTCCAGTGATGTTTTCAAACTGTAAGTTTGGAATTGACAGGTCCACGTCTGGTTTGTTTCTGAATACTACAAACGGTTCTACAGTTGATGCCATAGATTGTTTGTTCGCCTATGGTGGGGCCGTCACATACACCCAAGCGATTATCCCGACGACTCCGACAGGGCCGACTGGCATACGACTCGTGCGACCGAAATTTACAGGTGGTGGTGGTGGACATCATGCTGTTCTTTCTGTTTCTTCAACGATGTCCGTGCAAGCCTACAGTCTCATCATAGAAGACCCTGTCGACATGGGTCAGTTCATTGTGAGTGACTCGGCGGCTTCAATCTGTGGCCGAATTACCGGGTCTGCGTCCGGGTCAATCGGTCAGACGGACCATGCAATCGGGCAGTTTCTGACCAGCACGGGTGACGATAGAACCTTCATCATCGACACCCCGCGTCGGCTGCTTGAATGGCGACCTGCCAGTTTTCCGACCACAGGGCTGTCCACGCTCGATGACGGAACTGCCTTCTCCGTGCGCTTCAACGTGCCGCACACTGGTCTAGCGACAGGGCTTGTCACGTCGATGTGCCCGGTCAAAGGGATTCGCCAGATCGCCACCAATACTCTTGGTGACTCAGCAAGCCTGACGCTCACCGAGCACATCCTGATTGATGCGAGTTACGGTGGGTCCAGCTACACGCCCACCGATGCGGAGTGGTGGATCGAGGGCACCTATGTGTCCTCGGTGGATTCCTCCATCAAGCGGTTCACGACACGTGGAACGGGCACTAACCTGACCTCCGACTCGCAGAGTTGGAGCGCGACGACATATTCTCCGTTCTCCGGGGCTTCGCGCACCTACTCAAAGTGGAAAATCGAGGCGACGCTCACCAACGTGAAGAACAACACCGACGTGGCGATCTATCTGGTGTGCGCGAAGCAGCCATCGGTCATGAACGAGTGGTGTTTCATTGACCCGCAATTCCAACTGGCCTGACCGTGAGACTCAGCGCAGGAACGCCACCAATGTTCGCCTCGGCGATCAAGTCGCGAGGCCGGGGGAAAGTCGTGTGTCACACCGGCCAGGCAGTGTGGGAGGCGTTAAGGCCAACCGACCCCCTTGGGGTTTTTACGCTGACGCTGACGAATGTGGTCGTCGGATCGAGAGTGAATGTGTCGCTGCAAGTCGCCGGGACCACACTGTATGACGACTTGGCTGCAGCGAGCACAGTTGTGATCACGCTGTCTGGGTACACCGCAGGCAGCGCGAACAACGACTTGCGCATCAAGGTGCGGAAGGCGAGCGCGGCCACTTACTACAAGCCGTATGAAACGCTGGCAACTGCATACGTCGGAGCACAGTCGATTTACGTTTCACAGATTCCAGATTGAGGTAACGCACCATGGCCATCGGTTCCGATTTCAGCATCAACTCCTCCACCAAAGTCATCGCCTATACGGGCGCGGCGCACGCCGCCAACGGTGCGGGGTACTACACCGTGCTCGAACTTCACCGTTGGCTGCAAGACCTGGCAGACGATGCAGGATCGAGTGGTGACGATTACATGGACATCAGCCGGCTCACGCCGTCTGACAAGCAGTTCGACACGATCATCACGTTGGTCAATGGCTATACCATCGACGCGGCGGCAAGTGAACACTTGTATGCCGGCTCGATCATTCAGGCCAATGGCGACACGGTGTTCGACGGTATCCAGGTGATTGCCGGGTCCGGAGCGCACATTCAGGTGATCCAGAATGGCGCTGTCGTCACCAACGATTTCTGGAACTCTGTGCCTTACGGGACCGGCCTGAAAGGGCTGAATCCCGATGCGGCGAACGGTATCGCCTGCCGCTTCATGCTCAAGGTACGCGATAGTGCGGCTGACATCGACGGTCGGCGGCTGCTGTTGCAGACCCGTGAGTTTGGCTACACCTACACAGAGTTCAAACTCAACGGCAACAAGAGCGTCCCGGATTTCCGGATAGCCGGTCATGCCGAAGAAGCGGAGCATGGGGTGGTCCATGTTGACCAGCGGACCCTTGATCGTGATCGTGGCCAAGCCGCTGTCGACACTGAGCAACCTCGGATAATCGCACGGTTCTTCGTCACGATCACTCGCTTCGAGTTTGACCAAGGCTTCCGTCGCGGCCTGCAGGCTGGTTTCTGACCCGGCCCAGATTTTTTCTTCAATCATGTTTGTTCCTAAGTTTTGCACACGTCTCACGCTCGATCTTGTCCTTGGCCAACGATTCTGCCTTGGTTTGCCACTGCATATTGGTTATGGAGTCTGGACCGTTAGCGCACAAGGGAACAATGTGGTCAACGACCCAACCAGGACAAGGAAACACATGCTTTCCTGTGGACGGGCATGCATTCACTCGAATGAACTTGACAGGCGTGCTGCTACTTCTTTTTGTCACTGGATGAGCCAGTGTGGGAAACAGAAGGACAAGTGACAGAAGCAGGCTTTTCATACTTTGTTCTTCACAACCAACAACGCCACATCCCCCACGCCACGCCAAGTCGGCATGGTGACAGACGCCTGCAGGTGCCAGGTGCCTGCCATATCCAGATCGCCATCAACGGTCACGTGCTTTATCGAGTTTGCTCCGTCAAAAACAGCACCCCATGTCAGTCTGTTACCGTTTGGTTTGCGCACGACGATGTTTTTGATCGTCGCCGACGACACATCCGTTCCACAGTCAAGGATGATTTCCGTGCCCACATCACCAACAAAGACAACTGCCATGTCACCGCCCCGCTTCTATGTACGCAATCAGATCGACATGCGTGGTTATCCCGCTGGATTCTTGCACAACCAGCGTTTGTTGCGATTTTAATGCAATATGGGTGGCAATTGTGGACAAATCTATAACTGAGCGTGCAATGGGGGAATTCAATCTGATTGTTTCCATGTCACAGCCCGGACTTCAGTGTGACGAACTTGGCCACTTTAGAGATCAAGCGCACAACGAACCTTCCCACCAGTGCCGCGTAAGATCCCCAACTGACACCCCAGGAACCTGATTTCCACGAATTTCCCCAAGCGTTCATGCTGGCCCCCACTCATTTCCGACAACGCCCGCTCCAGTAACCGTGACGCCGTTCACCTTCTTCACGTCGACAGGGGTGAATGTTGCGGCCATTCGCGCCATTATCTCGTTGGCGATTTCTGCCACTGTCGGGCCTGAACCCGTGGCCACCGTAATGAGACCGGCACTGTTTCCGATCAGCAGGCTGACTTGGTTCACGACCTTCACGTCAGCAATGTTGTGGTTTGCCCCGACGCAGCGCACGGTGTAGGGGCCAAGGTCTTCAAACAGCACGGTGTATCCGTTGATGATCTCGAAGGTGCGCGAGTAGGTCACCCCAGACAAGACGACTGCGGTGTTGTGCCGGTGCGTGTCGGGATACGCCATACCGTCGGCGCTGTCCTCGATGTCCTTCAAGGCTAGGCGAAAAGCATCCACGTCCAACTGGTACAGGCCGGCACTGACGAAGGCAAGCTGCGCCCTCGGCACCGTAATGACCTTCGTCGCCCAGTTGATTGAGACGATCATGTTTAGGCGTCACTCAGGCGCTGAACCGCCACGCTGCCGCCAGCGACCCCGAGAGTTGCCGCCGTCTCGAAGGTCTTGGTCGGCGTCACTCCACCGTCGCGACGACGCACGAACAGTTCGCGATCAGATACGTATGTGGACTGGAACGATGCCGTCGTAGCCCCCGCGAGCGTGTCGATGTAGCTGATGAAGGCATTCGTACCGTTGGCCGCATTGTTGGAGGAGAAGTCGTGCGAAGTGATAGTGAACGTCGACGTGGCCCATGCGCTGTATGGGTGCCTTGACCATGCGCCGTTCGCACGCTTGATGCGGATGGTTCCGGTGGCCGGAGTATCTGCCGGGATCGCGCCGGTAACCACCACCGACGTGACGGCTGCGCCGGTCAGCGCACCGTTCAGCGTGAATTGTGTGTCGAGCAGCGCCCCGGAGTTTCCTGGGCCGACAAGGATGTAGTCCTCCGACGCTACCAGCCCGGACACGGTGAAGGTGACCAGGTTCGGCGGGTTGCGCAGCGTGTTGGTCAAGTCGAACAGCTTGTCATTGACCGACAAGTCGGCCGATTCCAAGGCGAAACCATAGGCACCGATGATCGCGCTGCCGGTGCTTACCCCGCAGAAGGGGAACGACAGGGTGCGCTCGGTACTCGGGGTTCCGGATGCTGCCGTGACCGTGCCTCCGCCGACAGTAATGGTCTGTCCAGCCGTGGGGGCAACCCCGGTCAGCAACTGAATCCAGACCTTGGTAGCCGTACCGGCGCTGTCCCGCGCCAGGACTTGGCCCGTGCCGCCAGACCAACTGGCTGCCGCACCTTCCGCAATCGTACTGGTTCGCGGAGTCGTGACCGAAACCTCATGGGTGATACCCCTGAACAACTGGCCGGCCAACCCGTACAGCGTGGTCGTCTCGCCGCGCCGGGTCAGG